AACAAAAAGTGAATGAACAGACCAGGCTTGAGGGGGCCAGGCTGAAAAGAAAGCCGCAATTGCGAACATCTAAATAAAATAATACATTAATAATAATGATAAGAATCCCTTTGAGTCAAAATTTTTCTCTGTCCGTTTTTGGATATAAGGATGTTGGTAAGATGTCAAAGTTTGCGCGACACCGTGCGTTGTCCCGTGCCATACGAGCGGGTGAACCCCCTCTTGGTTTGTTCCGTCGTCTCAACGTGTTGATGATTTTTTTCAAAAACAAAAAGCCACGTTTGTCCAAGATTTTCAAGTCGGACAGGGATTGGGTAAAGTTAAAGTTTTTAGGCAATAAATAGGTAAGTATGTCGTGTGATGTGTGTTGCAACACATTTAATAAAACAAATCACAAAAAGGTTTCATGTTCTTTTTGTGATTTAGGTGCATGTCGAACATGTTGTCAGACGTATCTTTTATCTACAGTGGAAGATGCACACTGTATGGGGTGTAAGGTGCGTTGGGATAGGGAGTTTGTGGACACGTGGTGTACGAAAAAATTTCGCAACACCGACTTTCGTCGTCATAGAGAAAACGTTCTTTTTGAAAGGGAGAAGGCGTTGTTCCCAGAGACCCAGCCCCATGTGGAGCGAATATTGAAGATGCGCGACCTTCGCACCGTCATACAAGACGTTCGTTCGCGTCTGATACAACTGTATAATCAGTACAGAATACCAATACCTGTGCGAGACGATTCACATTTTGAGAGACACCCAGACCTTTTGCAACTGCATGGGGAGTATACAAACTTTTTACTCGAATATGAAGAGTTGCGTGCGGGATACGTGATTGGTGGTGATCGTATCAGGCAGTTCGTACGCAAGTGTCCGACAGGGGAATGTAAAGGTTTTTTAGATGACATGTGGTATTGTGGGATATGTCGTCACACTTTTTGCGAAGCGTGTAATGAGTTGGTTGGTGATGGACACGTGTGCGACCCAGAGGCTGTGAAGACGATGGACCTTTTGAAGAAGGATACGAAACCGTGTCCAAAGTGTGGTGAGATTATACAAAAGTTATCTGGGTGTTCTCAAATGTGGTGTCCTTCGTGTCACACGGCATTCGATTGGCGCAGTGGGGTCATTGAGCTAGGGCGTATTCACAACCCACATTACATAGAGTTTAAGAGGCGCCATAACACATTAAATAGGGAAAATGGAGACATCCCATGTGGTGGTCTCCCGTCATACGGTGAACTTAGGAGATATAACGCACAACAGTATGACATGTTACAGCTGCGAATGTCGTTGACACGAATAGAGACAGAGTTGGGGTGGCGTTGGCCAACGACTCCTGTGGATAATATGTATTTACGTATTCAATACATGTTGAATGAAATTGATGAATATGCTTTTAAAATTGAGTTGCAGAGGAAAGATAAGCAACACAACAAGGCGGTAGATGTATCTCATATATTTAGAATGTTCTTAGACACGTGTTCCGATGAGTTGCGCCAATATGTTTTAGGTAAATCTGTTGAAGACGTGCGTGCGGTGATGGTACCTTTGATAGACTACACCAACGAAACCATCACGAGTATACATAAGAGATATGGATGTGTCACTCCATATCATATAGAAAAAATATAAGTGTAATGTAAGAGTAATGATTCTTGTACTGGCTCTGATACTTTTAGTATTCTTCCTGCTACCCAGGTATCAACACCCCGTTGTGATTGAAAACGTGCTCACAGACCAGGAGTGTGAATACCTGAAAGATAAGGCTAAGGGGCGATTTAAACCATCTACCGTCGGTGGCAACCATCAGGTGAACTCGCATATCAGAAAGAGTGAGACGGCGTGGCTTCATAAAGATGACCCAGTCGTTGGGAAACTGATGAAAAAATGTTTGAAACACACAGACCGCCCACTTGAAAACTGTGAACAGTTGCAGGTGTTGCGTTATCGCCCCGGTGGATTTTATAAACCCCATTACGATGCGTTTAAAGATGGTACAAACCCCCGTATGTACACGTTCATTATCGCGTTAAATGACGAGTATGAAGGTGGGGAGACGGCGTTTCCGCGCATGAAAAAAGAGTATCGATTAAAAAAAGGGGACTGTCTATTGTTTGAAAACTTGGACAACTACGAGCTCATCACAGGAAAGGCATGGCACGGTGGCAAACCTGTGAAGAGTGGTGAAAAGTGGGTGTGCAATCTCTGGGTGCACAAGTACCCGTACGAGGGGATGCAATGAGAGTGCTTCAGAGAGGGATCGAACCCCTGACCTCGGCATTACAAGTGCCGCGCTCTACCAACTGAGCTACTAAAGCGTGTGAGCTCCTGCCCGGATTCGAACCAGGGTTGATGGATTCAAAGTCCATAGTGATAACCACTACACTACAAGAGCTTAAAATGTAGACTCGCTTATTAAGTGAGCCATCCCCACAATGGAGGACATTAGAAAAACGCATAATCTCTTTAAGCGAGAAATAATAGAAGCAATTACAATTGGAAGAGACAACCCAACGGTTCTTGACGTGGGATGTGGTTTCGGTGGCGACCTTCAGAAGTGGAAACACGCGGGTGTGCGTAACTTGAGCATGTGTGACCCAAACGCACAGGCCCTTGAGGAGGCAAAGCGTCGTGCGGAAGGGTTGAAGATGCGTGTCAACTTTTATGAAGGGGACATCAGGGGGTGTCCTAAAAACAGAATGTATGACATTATATGTTATAATTTCAGTTTACATTATATATTTTCAAATGAAAAATTATTTTATGAAAGTGTGAAAGAAATAAAAAAAAGAATGAAACACGGTGGCACTTTAGCGGGTATCATCCCAGACTCGGAAACAGTCATCATGCGCACACCATATCAAGACACACTTGGAAACTTTTTTGTCATGAAAGGGACACCACAAGGTGGTTATGGTGAAAAGTTATTCGTCAACTTGGCAGATACCCCCTATTATGAAGATGGTGCCAAGTCAGAGCCCGTGGCGTACAAGGACCGATTGGTGACGACATTGGAAAACCATGGGTTTTACCTCGTCCATTGGGAACCATTGAGAGGTCATGAAGTGACACAAATGTATTCTAAATTTATATTTACTTATTATAATAGAAAATGATAGTTTTGTTTTTGTTAATTATCATCAACATCTATATTTTCAGGACAACCCATGAACCCCCGGAGTTGGTCAGTGTGCGTGAAAAGTACACCACTCTCAGGGAACACCTGAAATCGACTGGGAAATATCCAATGCTCCACGAACCGATGCCTCTCACCGCGTATTACAGAATGTGGGATGGGTCCCTCGGTTTCAACGTCAACAAAGGATTTGAACTCGGTGTGTGTTTAGATGGTGAAGTGAATGAAATTTTCCACATCCTCTTACACGAGCTGGCCCATTGCACGGTGCCCGAATATGACCACAGCGACAACTACTGGAACAATTACATCGAACTCAGAGATATGGCGTCATCCCTTGGTATTTATGAAAAAATACCACAGAAGACGAAGTTTTGTGGGCAACATATTCAGGACAAGTGAAAAAAACTTTTATGTGTGTACTATAGTATATAGATATGGCTCAGACTGCGCCTAAAGATTTATTCATGGCTCTCTTTTACTGGCTCGTTGTGTATTACATCGCACTGCTCCCAGTCGTAGTGAAAAACTACCCAGCGCGTCTCATTCTTTTGACAATCGTCGTGCCGAATGTGTTGCGTACTGTGGTGAACCGCGTGCCTCGTCTGGCCGTTGACAGAAGCTTCTTCTTCACGGCGACGCTCATCGCGTTAGTTGTCACGTATCTGTTCCACCAGATGTTTAAGAAGACTCGTGAGGATATGGATGAATTCGGTAAAGACGCCAAGAAGACACTTAAAGTGAGTGGCTTATTGACGGCCAGTTTCATTATTGGTACAGTGGGTACCTATTATTTGGGATTGGACCGTTCCATTTACAGTAATCTGGGATGGAATAGCTAATTCGTAATCACGTAGTTCTTACCAAAGTAGAACACGACCGCGGCTACGGCACCCGTCGCCGCCAAGCCAACAGCGCTTCTGCCCCCTTGTTCGTTAAGGAACTTGGGGACAGAGGTCACGAGCTTGTCTTGCACAGGCTTACTCACCGCCAGGGCAGCACACGCCGCCACGAACAGAGCGGTCATTTGGTCATCCGTGAGATTGAGCGGGTTTTTAGACTCTTCCTTCTTCTCCTGGGCGACAGGTTGGGCGAAACCAGTCGGCGCACCCGCTTGCGGTGCAGTCATTTGTGGCATCACACCTTGCATCCTGGGGTCGGCGGAGGCGGGCATCATCATCATCGGGGACTGCTCGGGTTCCATGATATCAGCGATGGAGGTGGAATCCATCTCTTCTTTTTGTTGTTTACGGACATTTTTTTCATCAACAACAAACGCTGTAGAAGGCTGTTCAGCTGGTGGTGGTGGTGGAGCCATTAAACTCACCATACCATCTTGGTGTTGACTGAGGTCATACGTCGTAATCACTGGGTCGGTGGCCATTCTAAAATATGGTCTCATTTCTTTTTAACGACTGTGAGCGCAGTTTTCTTATTCATTTTTTTCGGGTCTCCCTGGCGTTGTTCCATGTGTTTGGGGTTGTACATTTTCTTGTGTGTGGCCCATAGTTCAGGTGCACCAACTCTAAAGTTTTTCCTGATGTTGGCTTTGTACCAGAAGACACAATCTGTGATTTTATTTGATTTCACAGTGTTATCTAACACAAGACACTCGTAGTTTTCGGTGCACGCATCCATGACTTTGTTAAACATTTCAAACGAAGGGAATATACCAAAGAAACTCTTATAGAGCTTTTCTCTATTTTGAATAATGTTTTCTCTAAGAATAAACACATAATCTACATTTGCTCTCAATGCTGGTGGGAGGTCCATACAATATTGCATTGTGAGCATAAAGAAGATTTTCCAGTGTCGTCCATTCATGAAACATTGTCGGATGCACGTGTCTTTTAGAAATTTGTTGTCATACATACAATCATCTAACAATAGGAAACATCCACAATTTGTTTTCCCAGCACTGATGAGTTTTCTCTGACGCTCTATAGCCCTCTCAATGGCTTCTTTATCGTAATCACCATAGATGAACAGGTCAGGGACGTGTTTACTGTAGTAGTGATTTCCTTCCTCTGTGCCCGAGAGAACGAGACCCGCTGGTATATGCTTTTTATAGTAGAGAATGTCCGCCACTAATGTTGATTTACCCGTACCTCTTTTACCTATGAATACACACACCTTGTCGTCAGCCATAGTTTCGGGTTTGAACTTCCTCAACTGAAGATTCATATCTACTAGAACGCACATTTTTTGTTTATTAAAATTTTACCCACTTATATCAGAGATGTCCGTGAAACTTGCGGCGACTGGGGTGGCTGACACCTGGTGCACAGGACAACCCACCTTTAGTCACTTCCTGATGAATTTCAAAAGACACACAAAGTTTGCTCAAGAACGGGTGGAAACCCCTTTCGATGGAGACATTGATTTTGGACAAGAAGTGTCCTGTAGAATACCACACGACAAAGGTGACCTCATTCGTACCCTGAGTTTGAAGATTACTTTGTCAGACCCGGAACCCGATGAAAGTGAAAGCATTAATGACGTCTACTGGCCACCGTCGGTGTGTTCTCATCTCATCGAATGGGCGGACCTCGTCATCGGTGGACAAACGATACAGCGCATCACGGGTGAATACATTTACATGCGCCAGCAGTTGTACAACAACGACGACGATGTTAACCAGACGGTGTATTTCCTCTCCGGACACGGTGACTTTTTACGATACAGTGGGGACAATACATACTTTTTAGACCTTCCCTTTTATAATTATAGACATCCAGAGTTGGCCATACCCGTGTGTTGTCTCACGAAACAACTCGTGGAAGTTCGTTTGAAACTCCGACCCCTTTCGGAGATGATTTTCCTCGGTGCCCCCGCGGGGGCTTCGGCAAAGATTCGTAATATTTCTTTAGACACTGATTTTGTTTTCATAACTCAAGATGAAATTAATTTTTTACGAACACGACCTGTGGAGTACGTGATTACCCAGCTCCAATTGTCCCAGTTTGACATGAAAGATGGATACAATAAAAAATCAGTGATGTTGCAATTTAAACATCCAGTGAAACAATTATATGTGGTTTCACAAAATGAATATTCAAAATCATTAAACATTCCAACAGATTTCAACACAATAAAAAATCTTCAACTTCGATTTAATGATAAAGTGGTCTTCAATCAAAATAATAAATTTTTAACATTTGAACAAGCATTGAAACATCACGTGAACGCACCCGTGATTTCAAAGAGTGCTCAATACTTCAACCCAGACAGTAACACACTTTTACCATATATTATCAAATCTGATTTTGCCATGTATTCATGGTCCCTCTATCCAGAAAGATATTATCCCACAGGTCAGGTGAATATGTCTCGCATCATTCATAAAGTTCTTGACGTTGAAATTTTACCATTGTATTCTGGATATGACAACAAAGTACGAGTGTACGTGGAAAATTATAACGTCATTCGCTTCGAGCATGGGTTAGCTGGTTTAAGATATTAATCTACCAGTATTATAGGAATGGCTGGACGAATTCAATTGGCCACCACAGGCCCTCAGGACCAGTTTTTCACGTTGAACCCCGAGTACACATTATTTAAGGAAAACTTCAGAAAACATTCAAACTATAGCGTGGAGTTTGTGGACATCGAACACTCCTCCAGTGCCGTTGACTTTGGTAAAACGGTGAGATACAGAATATCCGCGAACGCAGGTGACTTGTTGAAAACCGTGAGCCTCAAGTTTACCCTTCCGGCGATTAATCAAACGAATGTGGGGTACATTGAATCCGTGGGACACGCCATCATAGAGTACGCCGACATCATCATAGGTGGTCAAATCGTGAACCGCGTGACATCCGACTGGTTACAGATATACAGTGAACATTATTTCACACAGACGAAACAAAACCCATTGTATCAACTCGTAGGTAAATACCCAATACGAACTGCGGGGACGAGGTCTAACGATACATACATCTTGGGATATCTCGGCGCATCCACATCTGCCATTGATTTTTACGTAGACATTCCTTTTTATTTCTATCGTGAACCCACACTGGCACTTCCCCTTTGTGCCATATGTGAAAACCAGGAGGTGGAGATTGAGATTAAATTCAGAAAATATGAAGACCTCGTCGTAGATGTCAGTGATGGAAGTTTACCTACACTAACAAATCCCATCGTTTTTGACAATTTTACCCTACAATGTGAGATGGTTTTTGTAGATGAGGTTGAAAAAATTAAAATTAAAAAAACTCCTACGGATTATCTTATTATTCAAAATCAACAAGATAACTTTTTAGTTTCAGCGGGTCAAAATACAGCAAAGTTCAACCTTAATTTTACAAACTTGGTGAAAGAATTGTATTTCGTAATTCAATCAAAAGGGGCTCGAGTATTTGATTTTGATAATTATCGTCAAACAAATGAAGATGGAAAACTCGTATTATACGAACATCTCAACTATTTAAAACTCACCTTGGATGGTGATGAAGTTCTCACAGAAAAAACAGGAAAATCTGTTTTCCTTAAAGCTGTGCAGGCGGGTATTCATCACGCCAAAACGCAACTCATCAGGAGATTTTACAGTTACAGTTTTGCCCTCGAGCCTGAAAAACATACACCAACGGGTCACATCAACTTTAGTGTTATTAAAGACCAGGTGTTAGAGCTCAACTTGAACACGAACACCCTCCAAGATAGAGAAGTTCGCGTGTACGCCAGGGCGTATAACGTGCTTCGCGTCGCCGGGGGAAAGGCCCAAGTTATTTTTGGCATTCAATATTAACTATGATGAAGACTGGTTTCGGTGAATCATCGGGTGCTTACGAAGAACGTCAGCTCGAAGCTATTGGGGATATTTTGATGCCCGTACTTGAAAAGAGTATGTTATTGGCTGCAAAATACTGCAACGCGTGTGGGAGAGATGTCATCCTCCCACAGGATGTTGAATACGCGGCGAAATATTGTGTCATGAACACAGTCGGCCAGGACGTGGGCATGTCCATGCTCGCAGACGAGGAAGAGAGCGGCGATGACAGTGAAAGCGACCTTGAAGAGGTTGAACAGGAAGAGTGTCCAGAGTTCACACCGTACACTGGTGAAGACCCCGTGATGAACGCAATCAACGACGCACAGGTTGCGTGGGCGACGTGGGAGCCGACAAATCCGATAGAAATAATGTTAAAAAATGCTATAGATAGAGGTGATGGAGGGGTGGGACTCGAATGAGTTTAAGTTTAAACCTATCATATATGATTCTTCATCTTCATCATCATCTGATTCAGAAAGTGATGAAGATGAAGATGATGACGAATTGACAGAACCCAGGGGAATGACACTGGACACGTCTTCCAAAAAGTATAAGAAAATTGTAACAGAAGAAGAACTTTTACCCGAATAATTTTTTTCTGGATTTATAGTATAAAAAAATGTCTGCGATTGCCATGAACACGAATGTTCCGAAGCAAAACGTCGCTGTTGTTGAATCGGCCCCGTCCACCGCTGTCCTCAGCCAAGTTGGAGATACTCTTCAAGTTGTCTCTCAGCAACTCGAGGGTCAATCCTTGACGGCGTTGAGCCAAGGTTTCTTCTTTGCCGCCGCGCTCTCGTGGATGGATGTGTCCCGATGGGTGATCGGTCAATTCGTCAAGGGTAACAAGAACGGTGGTGTCCCGCTCACCTTGACGGCCATCGCGACGACGTTGTTGTCCATCGTGGTCTTCCTCATTATCTCTACTTTGAGCCCGAAGGTGCAGAAGCCGCAAGGGCCGATGTACGCCGTTGTGGGTGGCCGATAAACGTCATCAGGAGAATACCAACGACGACAATAAATACAATAGGAATCCACTTATACATGTCCTCCCCAGATGATTTTGGTTTGGGGACACGTATTGGTGGCGGTAACGTAAACTCTTCGGGCGTGACTTCCCTTGGTAAGTTTTCCAGGCGGTCTGTCGAACACGTGATTTCAAACTTCAAGGTGTGTTCTTGATGTCTAAAATCATAGGGAATGAGTTTGCCGTGACTCATGTAAAAAAATTCAACTCGGAGATTGTCCAACACTTTTTGAGGTCCAGAGTGAAACTCGTGCACGAGGGGGTCATCGGCACCTTTAAAATTCACAAAATCTGCGCCGTCTAACATGATTTGACCCGTGTAGAACGGTGTCCCCGTGTACACGTGTTTCGTGAAATCATCGGAACCAGCGGTGACCCTGAGAAGAAGCGCATTAGGTCCATTAAAGTTCACCGGTCCACTCATCACCTGATAATTTGCATTGGAACTAAAGTCTGAAGAGTTAAAACCCATCATCTGGTGAGGTGTGGTTCTATCTGTGATATTACTTTCATATCCATTCGTTCCTGAATAAAATTCAAGTGTGAAAGGACCATCTTGTGTTGTGTTTGAAAACAGAAATGTGTCTAGGTGTGTGATGTATGACACCGAATCCACATTTGTCGTCGGTGGTTCAAGTGCTGTCTCGAGTTCAGAGGCACACGTACTTTTGTCCGTGTGGTTTTTCTCAGTCAACGTAATCGATGTTCCGTCGACGCTGAAGGTTTTATTTGTGGAACACACGGTGAGCTGTTGTGTTGGGATGCGTGCTGACACTAAGGAAATTTTAGACACATCATAGACTGGGTTTTCCAACGAGACCACGTAGTTGTTCGCGTAGGCGTAAAGGTTGGCATCTCTCTGACTACTATCTATGTCCAAAGTATAGACCTTCATTAAAATTAATGCACATAATTTTAATGAGTGTTTTTGTGTAAAAAAAAATTAGCAAAAGCTCTGAGCAAACGGGTTATTCTCTAGTTGTTTTCTAGTCGTGTTCAAGCTCTCGGGCGTGGCGTACGGGTTCGCCATCCCCTTGTACGGGTTGAGCTGATGGTAATCGGCATTCTTGTACTGCTGCATCCACGCCCCATTCATCGGATTTACCCGACCATCCACCCTGGTCTGGTCTGTGCGCACAGATGTCAACTTCCCACCCTGTTTCAACGGAGATTCACGAACGTTCATGCGCCCTCGGTTAGCCATACGGTTCTCCTGTCCTCTTCTATCTTCCGGTCTGAAACCATACTTCATCAACGCCTCGTTATCTCTCACCGCTGAAGCTTGGACAGCTGCAGAATTCTCGTACGCGCCGTGGAAGCTGTGAATACCAGGTTGAGGGTTATCCATGTGGGCAAACATCCCGTCGTTCAGGTCACTCTTATTTCTTGTCGGTTCCTGGGCGATTGTCATCGCCGAGGTCAATCGCTTCGGAGGGGCGTTTTGCAACCCATCCGTGCGCATCCCCGTCTCCGACCTGTTCGTCGTACGCTTGGTCTTCTCGTGTTCTTGTCTCGGGGTGATGGCACTCATGCCTTGCGCACGTCCACGCGCCGTCGGGTGACGATCGTAGAGGTCAGTGGTGCGCTCTGGTCTGTTCTTCGCGACTTCACCAACAATACCCCGGCGACCACCCATGGTATCGGAACCGTGGTTCGTGCGTCCAGGAAGTTGCGTGAGCTTGTATTCACCAACATTCGTTGGCATCACGCGGTACAGTTGTTGGAAACCACCAACGGCGGGCACATCAGCACTGACACCAAGACCCGGACCAACCATCTGCTTCTCCACGGGAGAGAGATTATTCATTCTGCCCTGGTCATAAAAACGGTCGCGCATGTCCAAGACTTCACCTCCTGAGGTACGTCTTTGTGGTGCGATTTCACCAAAACTGGGCATTTCCTGTTTGTTCACATAGTCAAGAGAATCGACGCCTCTCGCGGCGCCGTAGTTGAATTCAAAATCATCCTCGGTCTCATCAACTTGAATCATGGTGTTGGGTTTCGCTGGGGGGTTTTTAGGAACAAACTTCGGAGCTTCCTGTTCCTGTTTACTCAAAACCTTCCCTGCGTACACCAACGCCGCGACGGCTGCAATGGAAATGGGGTCTGCCATTCTTACTGTTTACTTGATATTATTTTTATATCGCTGCGCGAACAATTCATTTTGAACATCCGCACGCGTGCTGCTCGGTTCATATTCCATGGTGCGGAGGGGGACTTTGCACGTCATGTCATTGAGCGGGAACAAATTCTTTTCATACGTCATCACCAATGGCTTGTTGAAACGGGACGTGCTCTGGGGTCGCAACTGGTCGGAGGTATCGATGTATTGCGCCGGAGAGCCCTTACCAGCCATCAACGGCGCCGTGCCGTAAAGCATCGTGTTCGGTCGTCCACCATCGGCGTAGTTCAAAGTGCTCGGCTGGGGGTACACGAAAACATCTTCCGTCGCACGTCTCGCCGGGATAGCACCTGTGTTTTCGACAATAGAAAGTCCAGGTTGAAGTTGATACGCCATTGTATATTAATAGTAGTGGAGAAAATCATCTTACGTCACCGGCGGTGGACAATCCTCTAAAAGCCCCCAATTGCGCCCCTCTGGCGTTGGGATTACACACGGACATATCACCAGATTTGCACATCGGACCGAATTTTGCGCCATAGAGCCATTCCGCATACGCCGTCTGGTCGCCTGGAATAGACGTCACGGGCATGGACACAAATTGACGAGCAGAGGCATTCTTTTGGAATTCAGGCATAGCCGTTCTGGAACGACCACCATCGTACTGCACTCGGTCTTCGCCAAAATACTTGACATATCCTTTCACCGTGGGGTAGAAACACGCTGATTCACGTTCTGGGTTATCGGTGATATCAGTCAACAAGACATTTCCATACGGATTGTCTTCATTGGGCATTTGGCACGAGTTTCCTGAGTATTGTTCACTGTTCGTCGGGCGCCCAACACCTCCCTTGACCATGTTCGAGCGATACATCACGACGAGAACACCGAGGACTGTGATACCGAGCACAAAGATACGAGGGTCGCGGCGAATCAAATAGATGATACACGAGGCATAAATAATAAATCGAGACGCGGCGTTAATACGGTCGGCTGGGGTCTGAGCGTTTGTCGGCCAAAATTCTAAAACCTTGTCCGAGCGGACCAACTCTTTGAAATCTTCAAACCAGGGTTTCATTTAATATAACAAGAGGTTTATTTTTTCAACATACCACCTAACATCTTCATGAGCGCGTCAGGGTTGATACCACCGGCACCACCTTCAGCCTCCATCTTGGTCGCACAATCTTGGGCCAGGCTTTCAATCGCAGAGAGCGTGTCCGCGGGGATAGATGTGATAGTCACACCAATCATGTACAAGGTTTGCAAATATTGGAAAATCGCACCACGCGTGGCCTGGCTCGCCTTTTCCCAGTTTGCCTTCATGTTCATGTCTTTCAAGAAACCAATGTCCTCATCCAACAACGTGACGTCCTGCTGAGAAACACGATCGGCATACGGGCCCATACCGACCATGTAGGTTTCAACAATTTTACGGGGGTTACTCTTTCGGAGCAGGTCAAATGATGTCTCAAACTTCTTAATACCCTTTTCATCGGGGAACGCCTTACGGAGCTCCCCGATGAAGTTTCCCATCATTTCGTTAAACGCCGAAACAGAAGCCATTTATATTATTATCTTTTAAAATCTTTAAGCATTTAGAAAGGTTCCGTTGAAATGGTCTCACGTTGACCCAATCCATTGGATACGATGAAATAAATCAAAATCGCGTTGAGCGCCGCGGGCTTCGTGTACTGAGCCAGCTGTAACTTACCTTCGTTATTGAGTTGCGCCTTCATGTGAATGTAGCCCGCCGTAATCGCAGCACCCACGAGAGCGGCACTGAACGGGTCTCTGAGGTAATCACTGAGTTCCATTATTATAGTATAGTGAGGTTTTCTTTTTAACGACGTCTATCTGGGGCATCGCCAAACAAAACACCGTCATCTTCCTCCTGTGGTTGCTCCTGCGGCTGCGGCTGTGGCTGCGGCTGCGGCAACTCATCTTCCGCTGGAACATTGGGGATTGTTTTAAACTCATTCTCCAATCCCGTGGGCCCTTCTTCCATCTCGGGTGCCTCGGGTGCCTCGGGTGCCTGAACCTCTTCTTCTGGCTGCTCCTCCATGACCGGTACAGGTTCCTCGTCGTAGACCTCGGGGTCTTCTGTATCTGTGGGGTCGGAGAGGTCGATGTTCTTCTCAGGGTCAGTGTTTGTCATGTACGTTTGCAAAATTTGTTGTACCGGGATGAGTTCCTTCACGGACACTTCAATGCATTGGGTAAATCGCGTCCTCAAAGTTTCGTCTCTGACGTATTCACTCTGCTCCTCGTGATACACATAGGGGTCTTTATATAAGTCCTTGGCACACGTATTATAGCACGTTTGAATAAAGACTTCATTTGTCGGAAGCTTCAAACTAATCCTCTGACCATCGGACTTCAAACGAACAGAACTCAAAATCTTCGTACACGCCACGAACACGGCCGCCAACAAGTCACCGAACCACGCACACCGGTTGGTGATGTTATCTGCGTGTTGCTTGGACATCGTATCCGACCAGTTGGGGACATCTTTCAACAATTTTTGAAATTGAATGAGAACCTTTTTTCCTTTGGACATTGAGACTGATTCGTTGTACAAATTCTCAAAAGTTTCAATCATAGCGGGAACCATGATGAGACAGAGTTGTCCCAAGTATTCCTTTTTCGCTTCAACAAGTACGTTCAAATTGTCCATACTACAGTATACTGAAATAATTTTACCCCTTCCTGTACGCACTCGCAGCTTTTCGTAAATTTATCAATGTTGGAAGTTCGGGTTCTTCATACACCTCCTCCTCCTCCTCCCTGACCTTTTCTTTTTTCTTTTTTTTAGGTAGCCACGACACAAAAAGACTGATATCTCCCGCAAACTGAACGTCAAAGCCTCCTCGAATCAGTTGTCTGCTGAGGTATCGCGCAGCCGCCTCTCTGTCAAATTTTGGAAACCCTAACACATAGGGAGGCACCTGAAGAAGAACAAATTTATCCCTCCCCAACTCCACCTGTTGTCGTATTTTTCTTTCAAATTGTTCATAAATTTTTTTATACAATTCTTTTTTAATCTCTTGACGCTTGACATCTAATTTACGAATTTCATGGATGTCTATCATCTAAATTTATTTAAGTTTTTCTTTAGCCGCTTCTAACTCAACAGTCGTCGGAACAACTTTTTCCTTGACCAAGTTGAAATCCACAAACTCCCTGGCGACATCCTCCACGTACGGAGACAGTGTAGACGGTTCCTCGACATCCATCGGCTGTGTGCGAAGAGACAACACCCTGACATCATCACCCTTCACAGACAGTGTGGCGACCACGGAAAAGCCAAAGGCGAAACCCTTCGCACGCACACACATAAACATACACTTGTACACATCCTGGGTGTCGTTGGTGTACTTTTTCACCGCAGTGGTTTCGATGATGTACGAACAATCATCTGTACGTCTGACGATTTCTTTATTTGTCGTCAGCACCAACTTTTCCATCAGGTCGTGGTCGACGATCGTTTCTACTTCTTTGTACCCTTTCAGGTCGTATTTAGGGTCATCCAGCTTCACCTGAGTGACGGGCTTTTCATACCCAACAAACCCAAAGAGCTCCTGGTAGTTTTCAGTCGGCACAAGCAGTCTGAAAGCAATGAGTGCGATGATAATCAAGATGATAGTCCTCATATATATATACTTGCGTTAATTATTTTAGAGAAAATAATCATTGTATTATAAAATGTCACTCCTGATATTTAGTCCCAAATGCCAGCACAGCAGGGAACTCATTGATTTCATCAAGGCACGACCACAACTTCAACAGCTCGTGCACTACCACAACATCAACCAAAGAGGTATCCCTCCTGAATATAGAAACAAAATCTCACGCGTCCCGACGATGCTCACAAAGAATGGGAAGATTTTGGTCGGTGCCGAAATCAAAGCCTGGTTGATGTCCCTCCTCCCATCCGAGGAAGTGAACCACATGGACATAGGTGGCTTTTCGTGTAGCATGACCTCCCTGGAAAACGACGATGTCGTGAACGATGGTGTTGGTATATTTGAAATGGACCAGTATGGGTCTGCACTGATGCCGGCGATGACCCCAGAGTTAGAGGCAAAAATCAATAAAAGCGTCAATGAAGCATACAGCCAAATAAAGAAATAACGCATTTTTTAATAAAAAAACCATGAGGTTAGTGACGATTCAGTCATCGGCAGTGAAAGCTGTCTTTGAAGTCCTCAAGGAGATACTTAACGATGTAAATGTCTATTTCACCCCACAAGGCGTTTCCATCGTTACCCTCGACACCGCGAGAACAAGTCTCGTAGACCTTCGCCTGGCGGCTGATAATTTTGAAGAGTACGAGTGTCCTGAACCCATCATCGCGGGTATTAACATCTCAAATACCTTTAAACTTCTCAAGTCAATCACAAACAACGACGTCCTCACGATATGTATCAATACCAAAGAATATATGGATATTGAGATACTCTCGGAAGCAAAGAAACAAAAATCAAAATTTCAACTGAAACTCCTGGACATTGATGAAAATGAGATTGAAGCCCCTGAACTCAAGTGTGCGTGCATGACAACCATGCAATCCGTGGATTTCCAACGCATCTGCAGAGACATGGGAAATATCGGTTCTGAAATTTTCATCGGGAGACATAAAAACATCATGAAACTCAGTTGTGAAGGGGACTTTGCAAATCAGGAAACGACGATTGAAACCATAGAGAATGTCGATGATAATGTGTACGGTATCTATTCACTTAAATACTTGAACATTTTCACAAAGGCGACGGGGATGTGTGCGTCGGTGCAGATTTTGCAAGAAGCAGCGTTCTTGATATTACAATATAACGTGGCCAACTTGGGCCATCTTAAGTTTTATCTCGCGACTAAGGTGAGCGAAGATTCATAGTCGTACCTGACAATGTAGATACAACTTTCTTAACGCCGAGTGCGTTTGTAATTTGAATTTTTGGATACTTTTCAGCTAATACGTCTTCATCATAAAATAACAAATCAGACAACTTAACATCGGACCCATGGAAATCACCTTTTGGACCCGCGTAGCGTTTGACCTTTCTCGTGACATCGCGCATCGGTTTATCGTCTTCATCAACGAGTATGGCAGAGGTGATTGGTAAGTTGAATGCGACGTCGGTGGTGTTTTCAGGTGGCCATGCGAAATCTGGGTCATAGGTGATGTACTTGTACCTCTCGTTGTTGTACCAGTAGTGAACGCGGAAAATGGTCTTTGTGACGTTTTGTGGAACTTCGGTACCACTGAAATCACAATTGGTCACGTCGGTGTAAAACGAATCTTCACCCCCATCCCAGTGTATCTTCTCTTGTAGCCAGAAATCATCAAAGGTGTCAATCTCATATTTCATATGCAAATTGACGTAATATTCCAGGTACACTTTAATTATGGCGTAATCGGAAATTTTAAAAAAATTCCTGTACTTTCCGTAAGCCCAGATTATTACATTAGTTAAAAGATTCGGCATTTACATTATTATGGAAGGAAACTTTTTAAGTCGCTTCAATAATAAAATTGATGAATGGACTAGACTTATAGAAGAAGAGCCTCACAACAAAGCGTTGCACGAATCACAGATGAGTGAATACATCATCAAGTGCATGCCTTATATGAACCAATACGCCGAAGAGGATGTAGAGGTGACGACAAATAGCGACAACGTCTTCAATGCCAAAGAGACGAAAGGGTTAGCTCGTGGGAGTTTATACACCGATTATCTCATAGAAGTTGAGAATCATTCCATCCAAAGAAAACATAAAAGTTCTAGAATAGACAGGTGTAGTAGTTGTGAATTGAGTAATGTCATTCATTGTCACGAAGCGAGTGAACTCGTGTGTGATAACTGTGGACTTGTTTTAAGCACACTCATATCAGATGAATTGACGTACAAGGAGGAACAGGAAACGTCAAAAGTTATCAACTATAGTTATAAAAGGGAAAATCATTTTTCAGAATGGTTGTCACAATTTCAAGCCTTGGAGAGTACGACGATTCCCGACGAAGTCGTAGAAGAGTTGAAAGGGGAACTCAAAAAGATGAAAATTAAAAAGATGTGTGAAATCACACACACGAAAGTTCGTGGATTGTTGAAAAAATTAAAATACAACAAATACTATGAACACACCCCATACATCACAAATATGCTCAATGGGGTGAAACCACCAAAGATGCCCCAAAGCCTAGAAGAGCGGTTGCGGATGATGTTCACACAAATTCAAAAACCATTCGATGACAACTGTCCAAAGGATAGAAAAAATTTTTTATCCTACAGTTATGTGTTGTATAAATTTTGTGAACTCCTATCCGAAGACCAGTACTTGGAATTTTTTCCATTGTTGAAAAGTACTCAAAAGTTGTATCAACAAGATGTCATATGGAAAAAAATATGTCAAGAACTTCATTGGGAGTTTATACCAACAGTGTAGTTTAAAGAGTGTACCCAGTTAGACATGTAATGGATTATTGCATTAAAGAAGTCATATTCCACCTAGACCGCGCGAAACACATTCTACAAGAAAGTCTCAAAGACCCACACGCGTATCAGAGAGAATCACGACAAAGTTATGAAATCATGGCCAAGGCGTTCCCACTCATGCTTCTATTCTCACAACTTCAAGCTTCTGATGACCAAAGTTTATCAGGTAGCCTAGGGACAGTTTCGTCAGACGAAGATAGTTACGCGTCTGAAGAGCCGCCGCGTCCGTCAACGCCCGCACAGATTTAAATTCTAAAACAATCTTCCCTTCAACGATGATGTCGCTTCGTACATTCCCTATCGTGTGCCCTTGAAATACAATGGGTACAATGCGTTCACTCTCGTATTGTACACCTTGTGCGCGTAGCATCACTTCCATGGCTTTGTGATAGACACACTCATTATATCCTGGTCCAAGCTCTGTATATATGGTGTTTACGATTTCTATCAACTGCTCTTCCATACACGTGTAAGGCTGTATCCCTTTTAATTATCTCAGGTATATGATATATGAACAACAGACTCATGCGAAACAGCCAGGGTAGAGTTGTCGGTGTGTTGGAAACACCCCCTGGTTCTCCACGTCAACAACGACAGAGGGTGGCGCGTCGTTTGAATTTTAACAATGTGGAAACCACGGAAAGAAACTTTTTCAATCAAATCAAAACTATTTTGAGACCGTATTACCCAAATGTTGCCATTACAAATACCATGATTCGCACACAAATGTTCCCCGAGGATGTATCCAACATGCTCGGAAGAAATCTCACCAATCAAGAACTTCGATGGTTAGGTGCGGCACGTAAAGGCACTGAAAACAACAAACCTAAAACTGTAAACATAAGTGCGTTGATGGCAAAATATAACGTGAGCCCGTTGAAGAGACAGAGAGAAAATAACACCACCAATTACTACGATAACACGTTCACACCGAGGTCACCACAAAAGGTGCGAAATAAAGTCTTTCTTCTCACTGAACTGGACAAGAACGGTAAAGTCAAAAAGGTGTATGACAGACGCGCATTAACGAGTCTCGATAAAAAAGTTGGACCATTCACACAAATTAAATTTGAAAACTATCACATTAAAAATTATAAAAATAAAAATAGAATTGAAAGAGAATTACAAAATTTTAAAAATGTAGGATTCAATCTGAAAAATATCACCAATGCCTACGCTAAAAATCAAGTGCGTTCATTCGGCACCTTTAGTAAACAGGAGACGGATATTATGAAAAGGATTATCAGAACATTGAAAAGAAATGATGTTCCTCGTAATATTAAAACATTGTTGAAAGAAAGACTCGCTCTCATGATTGTCCGAAATAGTGGATTGTCTCGTACCGTCTATGAAAGAAATTTAGCTCGGTTGGTAAATGTGATTCCAGAAAATATTAGAGATTTGTTTTAATGGTTTAAAGTTAATGGTATATTATTTAGTAATAAGATGTCTCTCCTCGAACAAGATTACCTCACCGTCCCGGGTCAGCTCTACGCGTGCTTGTCCATCATTGGCCCGGAAGCGCCGCAGAAGAGCGACAAGTTTGGTATCAAAATCCGTGGGTGCTTTGCGAGTAAGGATGAAGCCGCCGCACACGCCAAGAGGCTTCAAAGGGATGACCCAGCCTTCAACATTTACGTCGTGGACATGTACAAGTGGATTATGATTCCGCCGGATGACAGCAAGATTGAAGATGTTCACTACCAAAACGAACGTCTCGAAGAAATCATGACTGGATACCGAGAATCACAAGCCCAAGCTGCGAAGATGTTCGAAGAACGGAAGCGTGGTATGTTGGAAGGAACGAACCACTTCACCCCGGGCGATGAAAATAGTAAGTTTTACAACAAGCCCGACGAAGCGCCCGTTCGCCACCCTGCCGAGGTTCTCGCCGAGTTGCAAAAGGAAAAGCCCGACGCACCGATGGAAGATTTGATTAAGGAGGCGGATGAAATCATCGCCAAGGAAATCAAGGAAAGACAGGAGGCTCGTGAAAAGAAGGAAGAAGAAGAAGCGTAAAAATTATATAATGTAATTACAAATGATAAGTATCATCTTAAATATAGTCACAATTGCCATCGTCGCGTATTTCATTTTTGTGTACCAGCCTCTCTTAGATAGGAAAGCGAAACAAGAAGGGCACGCCACAGCCTCGGAGTTGCTCAGGGCAAATCTCAAAGACCCCGTAGTCGTGTCGCGCGCGTATTTCACAGAACCTAAGAGTGGTAGTATCGGAGGGTTTGTTGGATATCAGAAATCTGAAGATGAACTTACATCGCTCTAAGAATGACGGGTTGCATAGTTTTTCCCATGAAAAACCCAACTATAAATGCGATAAACATCACGATGTACGTATTCTTGTCCAAGTTGGAAAAGTCTAACTTTGTGTTGTCCATTGGTGGTGGTGGTGGTGGCATCATGTGATGGTACATCATGTGTTGTGGTGGCGGAGGGGGGTCGTAGTACTCGTCATTTTCTTCATGTCTACCTTTGTCTACATTATTAAGGTCTGGATTATATTGAATAGGTGTACCGATATCAGTTTCCATTATTATTAAAAACGCTTAATTTTTTTAAGCACTTTCACTCTCACTTTCCGAATCAGAATCGGAGACGACAAAGTCTTTCAAACTCCCTTCATCTTCGTCGTCTTCGCCGAAATCTTCCTCCTCATCATCATCGTCTGAACACCCCTCATCCTCTGTGAGAATGTCGCTGCTCGCGGAATAGTCGCTGTCGTATTCATCTTCGCTATAGTCGTCTTCAAGTTCTACGTGCTCTGGAACATAAACCTCTTTGGGCTTCTTAATCGCACGTCCGTATCTGGTCGTCATTTGTATACTAAATGAGTGTATTGTTTAAGTATCTTGGTGTCCAATTAATACCTAATTTCAAAGCACTGTCTAAAATTCTTTTTTCAGTAGCTATTCCTATGTTAACAGCGAGTTCGTGAATCTCTTCCTGAACGCCATAGTTGTTGTGCGTTCCAAGGCTTTCAAAATGGTCCAGAGCCGTGTACAGATGTTTCGCAGATTCCCTTGGTTTTGTGTGAAGTACATCCTCCACCTTTTTCATGTCAAGTGCAAACGCCTTGAACTCATCTGGGTTGATACCCGAGTACTTGAGCGCTTCCTCTTTGAGGTGTTCCTCTTCCTGCACGTCCGCGGGGGCACCCATTAATATGTATGCCATGTACCCGACGACACCGAATAAAACAAGCGCCATATACATTAATTTGTGATTTTTTTAAACATTGATGGAAGCACCTTGAATGATTTTTTGTTTTTACATGGACACCCCAAAGTCATCAGTCCCTTTTTATCCACGGTGAAACACATTTGTCCGTGGGATTTTCCAACATCTTCACAATAGTTGGAATTTGTAAAAATTTTATTTTTTTGAATTTTAATCACTTTTGTTTCACTGTGTCCGGGGAAATATCTTTGTATAAAAGTTTCAAATTCACCAGTGGCCACGACCTCTTCTGACGCGAGTGGTTTAGGCGTCACTGGACGACAGAGGACGACGCCGTCGGGACACAGTAGTTTCATGATGTGTGGCGTGAGGATGTACCTCTTCCCGATAAAGTCACGACAAAATCCATGTCTCCTTTCACGTATTGTTTCACAACGACAAAAACATTTTTGTGAAATAATATTTCCTCCAATGTAAAACCATACATGGTTGGACCCATGCTCCCTCCCTAAGTTTTCACAGTAGCGTGATGTCGTCGACACGAGAAACGTATTTTTGTGTTTGAAAATCTTAGTCACCTTGGCACCTCCCTGACCTTCCATATTTTTTTGAATAAACATTTCGAGATGGGCTTGTAATTCGATATCATCAACTTCATTTTTAGTTTGAATTTTTGTAAAACACCCCTCTTTGATGGATTTCGCCGGTGGTTCCACTTTCACCACTGTGAGCGTATCCGTGCGCACTGTCGCCATATCTAAAAGTTCCCTCGTTGGTGTTGGGTCGATGGCGGTCATCTTTTTATTTTCATCATAGATGAACACTGGAAGATAGACACCTTGCGTGACTTTCCCAGAGTTATCACACGTGGTACACCCTTTCCCACCACACTCGGGACACTTTGCTTTTTTATGGGACCACGGCAACCTGAACCCACTGCCTTTGGACCCTCGTTCCATGTCCCCAAAAACTGCGCAATCTATGACTTCATTCCAATCCACACCCGATTTTGCGGTGTACAACACGACGAGAATGTGTTCTCGTAAAGCTAACGCAGATTCTTGGTTGACCACAAACCCTGGCCAGTTGAGATGGACGCCTGTTTTGTACGTGCAGTCTCCCACCTTTTTGGGTTCAGCCACAGATACTAAACAACGTTGCCCCCCATAGCGACGCACTTTATCACAGATAATTTTACAAATATCCTGAATATCCTCGACCGAAAGGGATTCAGAATCTTTGTAATCTATATCGCAAAAAAAGTTATACGTCGGTGTTTTCTGTTCCACGACAAAGACCTTTTCATTACGGAGACATGCGCGAACATATTGCTCGTTGAATGACGACAATTTGTCGCTTGGAACAGATAGACATCCCCCGTCCATCAATACATGCGACAGATTTCGTGAATTCATAAATCCTTCACTGGTACACCATTTTCTAAACATGGTGTTCTCTAGTTACAATCAAAACGTGTGTCATCTCTAAACCAATGGAGACACGATATATCATTCTCACACTCTTTTTCCGTGAGTTCTTTTTTAATAGTTAAAAGTTCATACACTGTATGGTCTTTAATTTTATCTACTTCACCATCAGCCTGGTATGGGTAATACCCAAATTTTTGTACGTAGAGTTCTTTGATTTGCATTAAAATATAGGACTTTGATTTCATCTACTTTATGTAAAATTTTTTTCTGTGGAGTGAAGTCATGCAGCTGTAGAATTCAGGGTTTTTAATGATATTTGTAGAGATGAGTTCCCAATTTTTCTTTGTGTTAAATTCCGCCAAAGTATCGAAACTCATGTAATCATTTTCATCAAAAGTTTTTTTATAAGGTTGTTTATTAATTTTTTTTAAATTTGTTTTTTGTTTTTCATCATAAAATTTTTTAATGTACTGTTGTTGTTCTGATTTTGTCCAGTTCACAAAGAATATGAACACGTGATACACGAGTTCAACTTGTGGACTTTCTTTAACTGAAAATACATAGTCGGTGTATTCACCTGATTTTAAAGACACTACACCTCGCGTCTCCTCTTCAAGTTCCCTGAGAGCACATCGGAGGGGGTTAAAGATTTCTTTGCGACGACACCCGCCTGTGACAAAAATCCAATCTTTAAATCTCCTATCTCTCACCGTGAGAAATTTAGGTTTCTCGTCCACGAATGATACTGGTATGGCTATGGCCTTGTACTTTTTCATTGTTGCACATTTGCAATCCTACTATTAGCGGATGTATTAATCCTCGGACTTTTCTTCAATAATTTCTCCTTCTTCCTTCGCGGGTGGTTCTGGTGCCGGCGCCATCTTCACTTTGACCGGTTGCGGCGGTGCTTGCATGCGTTTCATGACATTCATAGAAAAACCTTTCAAACCTTCAACATCTTCTTTAGCCGTCCTGAGTTCTTTGAACATCAGAATCAGGCCGACCATACAGACGATGACGGCGATGAGGGTAAGCGTTTGTCTATCAACGGGAATCATTAACTAATAAAAGCGTTTAATTTTTAAGTTCACCAAATTGTAATTTTTGAAAATACACCTGCTGACTCTCCCTATCAGTGGGCCGGGCTGGGGATTCGACTATTTTTTCTAAGGTGCGACTTTTGGGGTCATAGGAGAGCACGAAAACAATGGCAAGGAGTATAATAATATTCCACATACTATTTAGTTAGAATAAAGTAAGCCACCCATACCGTTCTCAACCTTCAAAATGTTGTAGTTGATGGCATAGATGGTATCATCAGAATTCTTCGCGTCGTTGACGATGCGCGCTGAGTCGAGACGGCTGAAGTTGAGCGACCCCGTCGGCTGGGTCTTGCACACGTCCAAGCAGAACGGGTACAAGAAGAGACGCTTGAGGTTGTCGTTATCAGAGAACGAGGTGTGGTAGTAGGTGGTGACCGCACCAAAGTTCGGGTGCGCAAACTTGTAGTCGGCAACATCCGTACCATTGATTTGAAGCTTCAGCTTGTTGGTGGCGTGCATGATGTTCAGGTCCGCCCCACGCTTGGTGGCGACCAAGCACTTCACCGGGTGGTTGAAGTTCAACTCTTGAATCTTCGCACCGGAAGCCAACGCCTTTTGCACTTGGTGGATGATGATTTGTTGCGGCTGGGACGCGAAATGTTCACGCTCCTGGGTGTCGATGTACGCAAAGTTGGCGAAGCAATCCCACTTGTACGAGTCCGCGGACGCACCCCACGTGATGCGCAACTCGACGTCGTGGTAGGAGAGGGACACCAACGGAAGCACGTTTTGCCAACTCTCGCAGAAGAAGAATCGGAGCGGGTAGAAACCCGCGGCGTGGCTGTTGTCATCCTTGTAGATACCACCGAGACGAGACTTGGAAAGGCTTTGGGCCAACACCTTCGGGGCGATGTGCGACGTGAAAAGGGAGTCCTGGGTGTCGATGACTTGACCACCAATCAGAAGCTCCACCTTGTCAATCACCGTCGTCCAGTCGACGATAGCGCTGTCGGCTTCAGTGCCCGTGCTGTTGATGGGTTGGAGGTACATGTAGCTGAGGAGATCACCTTTGCGCTCCACACGGACGGTGGACATGCCACCGTTGGACACATTGCCCTGGATGACTTGACGTTCCACGGATTGGGAAAAATTGGTGTGACGTTTGTACGTGCTGCGAAAGTAGCTGATTTCGGGTTTGCCAACGAGATGGGCA